GAGACCTTCGGGGAACGCTCGTGAAATCCTGCACCGCCCCGCCCATGGGAGGTTGTTCATGCTTCGATTCGTAGTGTTTCTGCTCCTGACCACGACGTACGGCGCTGCGCAATTCACCGCGTCGTTCTCACCGCAGCCGGTCGAGACATTCCGCGCGGCATTCGGATCGCGGCTCAAGGGCGTCGCAGTTTTCGACGTGACGGTGTGCAGCAACGCGCCCCAGGACGCTGTGGTCGCGGCGGGCCGCGTAATCCAGGCGGCGCAGACACAGATCTCGACCGTCAACCGTTCGCTGGCGCAAGCCGCCATCGGCAAGGCGCGGCGCGGGAACGCGAAATACCGGGCGGCGCGGATTCTCGAATGGGCGTCGTGGATCGCCGGCTTCTTCACTGCGAGCGGGACGATCTCGGCCAGCCCGGAAATCGCAGCGATCTTTCCGATTCTGGCGGGCGCTGGACATCGCCTGGCCGATGAGTTCGAAGGCCAGGTTCCCGATGCGGGCGCCTGGTCGAAGGACTGGCTGGAGGACGCCATCACGCTCGCGCCTGGCGCGTGCGCCACGCGCTTGCTGCTCGGCGGATATAAGCCGGGCCTGAAGTCCTTCAGCGTCGAGGTCAAGTGATGGCTGAGGAGAACAAGACGAAGCCCGCCATCACGCAAGCAGTGGGGCTCGGTGCAGGCGTTGGAATCGGCGCGCTGATCACCAGCGTGGTCCAGGGCAACCCGGAGATCGTGCGCCAGGTCGCCAACTGGGGGCCGGCCATCGTGATCGTCGCCGGCGTCTTTCTGCTCGCCGACCGTCATGCGCGGCCGCTGATCGACGCCGCAGTGAATGCCGTTGCAGCGCAGAGGGAGCAGGCGGCTGCAATGGGCCAGCTCAGCGCGAGCTTGCAAGAACGATTCCGCCAGGACGATGACGTGCGGATGGCCACGCGGACGCTCACCGGCGAAGTGGAGAAGCTCTCGCTCAAGATGGACAAGCTGTACGCCGTGATCCAGGCCAAGGGAGCAGAGGAGGAAAGCTGATGGCCAAATCGACTTACGCTCGCGGGCGCATCCTCCAGGTGCTCGCGCGCAACGACGGCCTCCAAGAGGCTAAGGGCGTGCGCGAGATGATGAAGGCCCTCGACAACCTTCTCATCTCCCTGTCCGCGAATCAACTCGACCGCGAGCTGATGTACCTCGAACGAAAGGGGCTGGTGGAATGCACGCGACGCAAGGACATTCCAGGTTGGGACCGCTCAGTGCGCGGATCGGGGCGGCCCGAGGACATCATCGCGGTCAAGCTCACGGCCAAAGGGCTGGACATGGAGCAGGGCGCGATTCCGCTCGATCCTGGCGTGGAGTTCGAAGTCGAGGTCTGATGCCGAAGTTCGCGCACAAGGCGACCGACCACCTGAGCGAGGCAGCGTGGCAGATCATCCTGGCCGGATTCGCGGCGGCGAAGACGTACCGCGCCATCGTCGCTGAGGTGAAGCAAAAAACCGGCGAGCGCGTGGCGGAGCGCACGCTGGCACGGCGCGCCGTCGAGTGGCGGAGAGAAGAGGCCCGCCGCGCCGCCGCGCGCGAGCACGCCCGCAACCTGGTCGCAGCGGTGAAGGAAAACAACCTGGCCGCGCCTGAAATCCTCGTGGCCATGGCTACGGACCAGCTCCTCATGGACCCCGACAGCTTCCGCAAGGCCGATCCGATTGACATCCAGCGAACGAACCTGGAGGCGGAAAAGCTCCGCATTAAGCGCGAGGAGCTGGAAGTCAAGAAGCGCCAGGTGGCCATCGACGAGCAGAAGCTGGCGCTGATCAAGGACCGCCAAGCGAAGCTGGCCGCCGAAACGGAGCGCCTGGAAGAGAAGGCAGCCAAGGGCGAGCAACTGACGACGGAGGAAATCGCGCGCATCCGGCAACAGGTGTACGGACTCACGGCATAACCATGACCCCGGCGATCCAACTCCTCGACTGGTCGAAGCGCTACATCGCGGACGATGCGCGCTTCTGCCTGCTGGTCGGCTCGGTGCAGACCGGGAAGAGCTTTACGACCACGCTCAAGCATGTGCTGCGGCGGATCGAGACGCCCGGTCTTTCGATCTTTCTGAGCGCCGGCGAACGCCAGTCGAAAGAACTGCTGGTGGATAAGGTCGCGCGGCACTGCGAAGCGATGGGCGTGGCCGTGGAGTCGAGCAGTTCGTTCTTTGAAGACACCACCATCACGCAGCACGAAGTGAACTTCAAAAACGGCAGCCGCATCATCTCGCTGCCGGCCAATCCGCGCACGGCGCGCGGCTACTCGGGCGATGTGCTGCTCGATGAGTTCGCCATGCACCAGGACGACCGGGCGATCTGGGCCGCCATGATGTCGCGGATCACGCGTGGCTACAGCGTGGACGTGGCCTCCACGTTCATGGGCACCGCCAACAAGTTCTATGAGCTGGCCAAGGAGTGCGGGCTGCACGCGGGCGTCGAGCCGGCGGGCTGCCCGGTGGTCGCGCCCAACGGCTGGAGCGGGCACTGGGTCTCCATCGAGATGGCGGTCCGCGAGGGCTTGCAGGTGGACGTCGAGGCACTGCGCCTCGCCATCGCCGATGAGGAGATCTGGGCGCAGGAATACCTGTGCGTCCCAATGGCCGGCGGCGACGAGTTCATTCCGCTCGAGTTGATCCTCGGCTGCGAGTCGGTCGAGTGCCCGCTTGCCTTCGACGGTCTGAAGCGGCCTGGCGTGTACGCCGGCATGGACGTGGGCCGCGTGCGCGATCTCTCCACGATCTGGATTCTGGAGGCGCTGCCTGGAGGCACGCTCCTCACTCGTGGCGTCATCAGTCTGCGCCGCATGCCCTTCGCCGAGCAGCGCTCCGTGGCCGCCGATGTAGCTGCTTGCGTTGACCGCTTGTGCATCGATCAGACCGGCATCGGCCGCCAGTTGGCCGAGGAACTGAACAGCGAGTTCCCATGGGTGGAACCGGTGGACTTCACGCAGCCCGTCAAGGAACGCCTGGCGGTCGAGGTAAAGCGGCGCTTTGAAGAGCGGACGGTGTTGATCCCGTCGAGCCGCGACCTGCGCCGCGCGATCCAGAGCCTGCGGCGCTACGTGAGCGACACCGGCAAGATGCGCTTCGACGCCGCCCGCAGCCAACACGGTCACGCGGATGAGTTCTGGGCGCTGGCGCTGGCCGTCTCCGCAGCCAGCTCGCCCGGCTACGTGCCCCTCGCTGACGGCGGCCTGGTGGGCAACACCGTGGCGGGCAACCTGGTGGAGGCAGCGTTTTGATCCGCGACGCCATCCAGCGCGAGCGCTTTAGCCTTGCAGGCGCCATCCAGCGCGAGCGCTTTAGCCTTGCAGGCGCCATCCAGCGCTGGCTCGGAGTGGACAAGCAAGCTCCGCCTCCCGTGGACCGTGCGTTTGTCGAGTCGGAACTGGGTGTCACGGGGACGCCCGTCCTCGGCGGGTTCTTGCGGGACCTGGGCGAGTACAACGCCACGCTCAGCGGCCTCTCCGCCTATCGCGTGTACGAGGAGATGCGGAGATCGGACGCACAGGTCGCCGCGACCTTGTTGGCCGTCAAGCTGCCGATCCGCGGCGCGGACTGGCAGATAGTTCCGCCGCCCGATCCCACGCCGGTCGAAGAAGAGGCTGTGGAGCTGGTGAAGGAGTGCCTGTGGGAGTGCGTCGATTTCAAGAAAGCGCTCGAGAACGCGCTGCTGATGCTCGACTTCGGCTCGTCCGCGCACGAGGACGTCTACCAGGTCGACGGCAATCGCGTGCGCCTGCGCAAGCTCGCGCCGCGCCTGCCCCAGACCTTCTACCGCTGGATCGTCAACGATCTCGGAGAACTCCAGGCTCTTGAGCAGCAGGGCTATCGGGCCGGGCAATATCTCACGGTCCAGGTTCCGGCGACCAAGCTGTCTCTGTTCGTGCACCAGCAGGAAGGCGACAACTTCGCGGGCCGCTCGATGCTGCGGCCTGCCTACAAACACTGGTACATGTTGCAAGCGCTCGAAAAGATCGCGGCGATTGCAGCCGAGCGCAACGGCCTGGGCGTGCCTGTCGTCGTGATGGGACCCAATCCCAAGGCCGAGGACCGCAAGACGGCCATTGACTGGTTGCAGAAGCTCTCGACGCACGAGAAGGCGGCGCTGGTGTTGCCGCCCGAATGGAGTTTCAAGCTGGAGGGCGTCACCGGAACCACGCGCGATCCGAAAGACCTGATCCTGCACCACAAGGTGCAGATTTCGCTCGCCGCGCTGGCGCAGTTCATGATGCTCGGCCAGTCGCAGACCGGGAACCGCGCGCTCGGCGAGTCGCTAGGCGACTTCTTCATGTTGTCGCTGCAGGCGACGGCGGAGAACATCGCCGGAGTCTTCAACGCGACTACGATCCGGCGGATCGTGACGCTCAACTTCGGTGAGCAAGTGCGGCCGCCGCGGCTGGTCGCAGCGCAGGTTCTAGCGCTCAAGCTCGAGGCAATTGTGAGTGCACTCCAGAGGCTCGCCGGCGCGGGGGCCGTCCAGCCGGATGAGGATCTGGAGGCGTGGCTGCGGCAGAAGCTCGGCGCGCCGGAACGGAAACCGCAACCACAGGGCCCAACGCTGAACGCGTCGGGCACCCCCGCAGATGAACGCAGATTCAGAGGGTCGGAACGCAGAGCGGCGCGGGGCTACGAGCGATACCTGGCGCTCGATGAGATCGTCTCGGAGCTCGACCGCGGCCGCGATGAGATCGCTGCGGCGATGCGGAAGGCCAGGTCGCGCATCCAGGCGGAGGTGGTGTCGCGTCTGGCGGCCGCGCCGATCCGCGAGCTGCACCGCGTGTCGGTCGCCCCGGATACCCGGCTGATCGCCGGGATCGAGAAGGTGCTCGACGACGTGGCGCAATTCGGGCGCGGCCAGGTCAGCCAGGAACGCCGCCGGCAGCGCGCCGGCAAAGCTCCGGCGGAGGCACCGGACCTGCGGTTTACGGGCGCGGCCAAGCGCAATCCGTTGGGCGTCTACGCGGATGCCACGGTCTCAAAGTTCGTCAACAACCTGACGGCGCGGGCCGCCAACATCGTGGCCGACCAGAAGCGCCGCGCCGCCGGCGACGACGAGATCACCCGGGGCGAGATCATCCGCCGCACCGAGGACCTGCTCGACGAGCAATCGGATAAGTGGGTGGACGGTATCGCCGCCGAAGCCGCCAACGAAGCCTTCGCAGACGGCCGCCAGGCGGGGTATGAGCAGTACGCCGATGATATTGCCGAGGTCCAGTACTCGGCGATCCTCGACGCGAATGTTTGCGAGCCATGCCAGCAGGCGGATGGACGAACCGCAAAGACACCGGACGAGATCCCCGACGTCCCGAACCCGGACTGCCTGGGCGGCGCGAAATGCCGCTGCGTCCACGTCTACGTGTTTGCCGACGAAGCCAGAGAAGACAGGAGAGCCGCATGAAAGACCGGGACCGCATCTTTGTCGTCAATCTGAGCGCGCTCACGTTTGCCGAGGGTTTGGTCCGCATCCCGCTGGCGATGATCGGGCGCTGGGTCAAGGGCGCGCAGAAGTTCGCCGTCACGCTGCAAGACATCGCCGCAATGGTCGCGAACTTCCGCAAACGCGAGGGCGACACGGTGATCGATTACGAGCACGCCAGCGAGTTCCCCGAAGTCGCGCAGGGGCAGCCCATTCCCGCAGCCGGCTGGTTGAAGCAGGTCGAGGACAAGCCGGACGAGCGAGGCATTTGGTGGGGTCTGGCCGAATTGAACGAACGCTGCCGAAAGATGATCGAGGCCGGCGAGCTGAAATACCTCTCGCCGGTCATCTACTGGGGTGCACACGACAAGAAGACAGGCGAGGACCAGGGCACGACGCTGCGCAGCCTGGCCGTCACCAACACGCCGTTTTTCGACGCCATGCCCGCGATCCAGCTTTCGGAAGCGGGCTGGCAGAGTGCAAGTGAAACCCCGCACGGCGGGGAGAAGGAGCAACCCGTGAGCAATACCGCAACGCAAGAGCAAGCGCAAGAGAAGCAGCCTCGCGTGGTGCGTCTCACCGACGTGCCTCGCGACGCGAAGGGCCTGTACGACTTCGCGAAGATGCCCACCGGCGACGACGTGGTGTACGCCTCCGATGTCTTCGTCGGACGCCACAACCAGGAACGCGCCATCGCGCTCATCGATCAGGCGGTGAAGGACGGCAAGGTCCTACCCGCCAACCGCGAGGACTATCTGAAGCTGGCCCTCAGCGACGGTGGGTTCGAGAGCGTCAAGTCGATCATCGACAAGTCGGCCCCGAAGGTGGACCTCAACGAGCGCGGCATCGCGGGAACCGGCGAGGAAGCCACGCAGTTGACCGAGCTGCAGCGCGTCGAGGCCGAGATCGACCAGAAGGTCAAGGCCAAGATGCAGGGCGGCGTGAAGGATTACGGCGAGGCGTTGAAACTCGTGGCCAGCGAGAACGCCGACCTGGTGCGCCGCAAGCTGGCGATTCAACGCGGGAAGAACTGACGCACAAAGCGAAGGAGAACAAAGATGGCAGGAGCAACTTCGGTCGGTTTGGACAAGGCCTATCAGATCACCGACGCCGCCGGCGTCGGGCAGTTCCTTGCGGTTGTGGCGGACGGCGCGGGCAAGTGCAAGAAGCCCGCGGCGGCCAACGCTGCGGCTATCGTCGGGGTCACCCAGGAAGCGCAACTCAATCAGAACAGGTTCGTGAACGTGCGCAAGGAGGGCATAACCCGCGCGGTGGCGGCGGGCGCGATTGCCGTGGGCGACCACGTCAATATCGCCGGCGCGACCGGCAAGGTGCAGTCGTGCGAGGCGTCGATCACGGCGCTGGGCGCGGCGCAGGCGTTCCACGTCCTCGGCATCGCGGAGACCGCCGCGGCTGCCGATGGCGACATCGTCTACGTCCACATCCGTCCGTTCGTCGTCCTCCGCGCGGCGAGCTGAGGGTTTTCGATCCGCGCAAACGGGCCCGGCGGCGTGCCTGGTGAACGCCGCCGGCCAGGCGCTGGTTCCGCCCTGCGGGACCAGGCGGTACTGCCAGGGGACCCGGTGAAGCGGACACCGGGTACTGCCGCGCCACAGCGCTCCATGGGAGCAAAAGGAGAACCGCAACCATGCTTTCGCCCAACTCGGTGCACGTTGACCAGGCTCTGACCAACGTCAGCGTGCAGTTCCGCAACGCCGCTCTGGTTGCTCCGCGGGTGGCCCCCGAGGTCACCGTGCAGAAACAGAGCGACAAGTATCACGTCTGGGGCAAGGAAGACTTCCGCGTCCTGGACGACCGCAAGCGCGCCGGCGCAGTCGCCAACGAGGCCGAGGACACGCTCTCCACCGATGCTTACTTCTGCGACGGGCACGCCCTGCGCAAATTCCTGTCGGACGAAGAGGTCCAGAACGCGGACACGGTGCTCAGCCTCGACATCCAGAAGACGCGGCGGCTGACCAGCATGATCATGCTGGCGCAGGAGGACAACCTGGCCACGCAGCTCGCTGCCGACATGACCGGGGCGTCGCAGGTCGACCTGGTCGCCGCCAAGTGGGATGACGACACCGTCGATCCCATCAAGCGGATTTACACGGAGAAGGAAACCATCGGCAAGCGCATCGGCGTCGAGCCGAACAAGCTGCTCCTCTCCGCTCCGGTCTTCCGGGGCATCCGCAACAACGCCAAGGTCACCGGCCGCATCACCGGATCGACCAACCTCGAGGGCAGCCGGGTCACCGCGCAGGCCCTGGCCGAGCTGCTGGAGATCGACGAGGTGATCGTCGGCGCGGCCAAGAAGGACACCGCCGCCGAGGGTCAGGCCGCCAGTCTCGACTACATCTGGGGCAAGACCGCGATCCTGTTCTACGCCCCGGCGCAGCCTTCTCCCGATGAGATGGCCCTGGCGTACACGTTCCTGTGGAACGTGGGCGAGTTGGGCCGCCTGGTGAAGCGCTACCGCGACGAGCCGGCCGGCGGGGACTGGATCGAGGTGCTGAAGTACTACGCCCTCAAGACGGTCTCGAAGGACTGCGGCACGCGGTTCATCAACGCCGTCGCGTAAACGCAGATGCCCGCGCCGACACTCGGTTACGCCGCGCCGCCTTCGGGTCCTCCGGGGACGGCGATCACGCTGAAGGGCACTGGCTTCGTCGCCGGTGCCCAGGCAGCGGTCCCGAATCTCACGGCGGCCACATTCGTGGACGCGGAGACGCTCACTGTCACCGTGGACGCGACGCTGGTAGGACCGGGCGGAGGCACGCGGGCCATCGACATCTACGTCCGCAATCCAGACACGCTGGAGTCCAACAGGATTCAGTGGCTGGTCGAGTTTGCGGAGAAGATGCCGCTCGGGTTCACCACCATTGCGCGTGTGGCCGGTGAAGTGCCGGGTTTCAAGAGCGGCGGCACGCGGATAACCGACGCGCAGCTGGAGAGCTGGGTGGGCACCGTCGGCCAGGCCATCGCCGGGGCGATGCTGCGTCGCGGTCTGTCGCTCAAGCCGAGCGACTGGCAGCAAGCGGAGAGCTCCACCGCAATGCCAGAGGCATCCGCAGTCCTCGAAATGATCAACCGCGTGGGAGCAGCGGCGATGCTCGCCGCAGCCATCGGCGGGCAGATGGGAGGCGCGCAAGAGTGGAACCTGGCGCGCACACTCGAGCGGCGCTACCAGGACGAGATGAAGCGCCTGGAGTCGGGCGCCTACGACCGGCTGTTTAAGCCAGGCGCGACGACGCTCGAAACTGGCACGCAAGTGTCCGGCGGCGACATCGAGACTGACGACGGGAACGCGGAGCAGGCATTCTCCAAGACGCAGGTGTTTTGAGCCGCATGCACGCCAATGAACGCAGATCGGAGCAAACGGATGGGATGCAGCAGCGATCCGGCCTGTGTGTTTCCTCCCGAACCGGGCGGCGAATGCACGTATCACCGGCTGATGTCGGAGCCGCCCGCGCCGGATCAATTGCCGCCGCCGGTGCGCGATCCTTCGAAACGCTGGTGTTTGTATCCGGGCTGCCCGGTTATCTGCGGGTCGGACCAGCGCACCAGCGGGCTGTGCGTGTCGCACTCCCGGCAGTATCGGGCGTACCGATGGGAGCGGAAACAAATGCCGGATCTTTTGACGCCGGGCGAGTGGGCAGTGTGGCATGCGGGGATCTACGCGGATCTCCTGAACGTGACGAAGCAGATGCGCCGGGCGTTCGTGCGAAACAACTACATGCGCCGGACAGCGGGGCTGCCGGAGTACAGCCTGACGGAGTACCTGAGCGCGTGCTACGGCCGCAGACGATCACCGGAGACGAAGCAGCGCGACTCGCAGGATGGGTAGGACGGCGATGGTTCAGAGGGTTTGCATCGCAGTACCCGGAGGACTTTGACCAGGTGGTGCTGATGATCGCGCTCGAAGGAGAAGGCATGACGGCGAAGCAGATTGTCGCGCTGGCAGGCCGCCGCTTTACGCAGGTGGTCGCGGACTACGGCTACGGGCGTGGCTGCGTCAATGTCAGTGATCCGCTCGAGCTGCCCGAGTTCCCGGCGGAGCGCTTTCGCTTTGGCCGGCTGCGTGGAGCTGTCGTGCCGCCCTCGTGCGTGGCGTTTCTCCAGGAGTTGCACAGCGTGCTGAGGAGGATCGCATGACGCTGTTCACGATTGTGGTGTGCTCGTTTCTGTGGGGCGCCTGGTGCGCGCTCGAACTGCACCGCTGGCTTCGCCGCGATGAGGATGCGGATCGGCGGCGGGCTGGCCGCTCAGATGGAGGCTCCGAGAACTGATGTTTCGTTTCCGCCTGGACATCGCCGGCGAGATTCAGATGGATCGCGGGATCGCGCGGTTCTCTGGCGGTGTGTCGGACTACCGGCCCATCTGGCCGGTGATGGCGGATGTGTTCTACGCGATGGAACGCAGGCAGTTCCAGACCGAGGGCGAAGAAGGCGGCAAACCCTGGCCGCAACTCTCCGAGCCTTACGCGCGCTGGAAGCAGGTGCATTATCCGGGCCGGCCGATCTTGCAGCGGACGGGCGACCTGATGCGGTCGCTGACGTCGCAACACGATCCGAACGCGGTCTACAACCCGCAGCCGAGGACCTTGACGTTGGGCACCAGGCTGCCCTACGCCATCTACCACCAGTCTCCGCAACCGCGCCGCGTGCTGCCGCGCCGCCCGGAGATCCAGTTCTCCGAGCCGTGGAAGCGGGAGATGACCAAACAGATGCAGTTGTACCTGGTGCAGATCGCCACGCAAAGCGGTTTCCGCCGCGGCCTGCTGCCGACGGATGTGCCGCGGTACGCCAAGTTCGCCAAGCCCCAAGGTTTTCCGAGGAGGACGCAATGAAGCGAGTACTGTGTGTCGTTTGTCTGCTGTTCTTGGCCGCCGCCGCATTGGCTCAATCGAGCGCGGTGTCTGGCACCAGCGCGGTGTACGGCCAGATCTTCGTGAAACGCACCACCACCGGACGCAGCGAAGCGTTTATCTACGTGGCCGGCATCGGGATCACCAATCACGTCTTCGACATCACGGTGCAGGGCTCGCCAGCCTCGTGCACGGTCCTGCTCGAAACGTCCACCGACGCCGTCACCTGGTCGACCGCATTTACGGAAACCTGTACGTCGAACAAGACGGTGACGCTGTCGGGCACCTACAACTGGGTGACTGCCAACCTCTCGGTGCTCTCCGGCGGTACGTCGCCCAACCTCACCGTGGCCTATCGCGGCTACCTGCCCGGCCAGGGCCTGCCGGTGCGGCCTGCGGAAGGCGGCACGGGCACTACCACGGTGCTCACGACGGGATCGATCCCGTTCATCATCGCGAGCGGCGTCTTCAGCCAGGACAACTCCAACCTGTTCTGGGATGCAACCAACAAGCGGCTTTGCCTGTTGACGGCCACCTGCGTCAACACCCTCGATGTTAATGGCGGCCGCTGGTTCGTGACGTCCTCTGGGGCCACTACGGCGACGGGCGAGACCGTGAACGCGCCATCGTCCTCTTCGGTGGCGCGCACGACGGTCGGCGCGAGCGGCCAGAGCGCGGACCTCGATCAGTGGAAGAACAGCGGGGGGACCGTGCTCGCGAGTGTGTCGAGCGCCGGCATTCCGAAAGGGAACCGGCTCGACAATAACGTGCCGCTGAGTGGCACGGTGAAGGCCGACTACGCCGTGACAACTGTCGCGAACACGATCACAGAAACGGTGCTGAGCAGCTACTCGATTCCGGCCAACTCGCTCGCGGCCAATCGCGTGATCCGGGTGACGGCGAGCGGCGTCTACTCGACAGCCAACGCCACGGACACGGTGACGATCCGCGGGCGGATCGCAGCGTCCACCTGGCACAACGTGGTCAACACGGCGGCGACGGTAACCAACGCGCAGTGGTCGGCGTCGTGGATCATCATCGTCGCGACCACGGGAGCGGGTGGGACCGCAGAAAGCCAGCTTCCCTGGGTCTTCATCAACTCGGTGGTGAAGCATGATCCTGCCACCGCTGCGAAGTCCATTGACACCACGCTTGCCCGGACGCTCGATATCACCGCGCAGTGGTCGGCGGCGGCGGCCGCAAACACGATCAGCATTCGCCAGTTCGTGGTGGAGGTTCTGAACTGATGTGCCGCCCGGCCGGTTGCGGTTGCCCCTGCCACAGGATGCCGGGCGTCCGGCACGTCATGGCCTGCTGCGGCGCGCCGCCCGCACGGGAGGAGTCGTCTATGCGCGAGCAGATAGTGAAACACGTCGCCTGCCCGACGCCACAGCGCCGTAATCACTCACGCTGCTGGTTCATCGTCCTTCATGACGGTGGATCAATGGTGTTCGAGTGCGAGGGCTGCGGCGAAGAGGTCTCGGTAACCGCAACACTGGACGTTCAGAAGCGCGGCTTTGTGGCCGTGTCGAGAGAAGAGTGGGAAGCGAAGGCCGGGGCTTATGCCCGCTGACTTCATCAAGCCGGTGGTCGAGAACACGCTCCGCATCCTGGAGAAGTACACGCTCGCGGAGCTTCAGCCGATGGACCGCGAAGCCATCACTGACTTCGGCAAGCAGTTCACCGGCGTCGTTCCCAACTTCCCGGCGCTCTGGGTGATGCCGGTGCGGACCACGTTCGATCCCGATGCGCAACAGAGCCGCCGCCAGGAGCATCTGCTGCGCATCACCATCGCCGTTTCGGGGGCCGAGCCGGATGAACTGGACGTGTTGGCGATGGATTATTGCAAGGCCGTGGATCGCGCGCTGGTTGCAGCGGAGCTAGCCACACCGAATGAGTGGCAGGGGCTGCTGGTGAACGGCCAGGTGCTGCGCGTGTTCGTGGTCGAGCACGACTATGGGCCGCTGTTCGAGGTCGGGAAGGGCCTGGCCCGTTACCCGGAGATGACCCTGCTGGTGGAAACGGAGGAAGTATGAAGCGCTACCGAGTGACGCTGCCCATCGACGTGGGCGGCACGATCTATCATCCCGGCGCAGCCGTCGATCTCGATGCCGAGACCGCTGCGGCCTACGCGCACGCGCTGGAGCCCGTGAAGGAGGAGACCAATGCCCGCAACAGCTAAGGCTTACTCGGTAACCGAGATCATGCAGGGTCCGTGCGACCTGTGGATCATCGGTTCGCCGCCGAGCGACGCCACGCAACGGCTCACGCTCGATGCCGCCACGTTGACCCCGGATGCGACCACGCACCCGGCCTCAGTGCATCTGGGCCTGATCGACGGCGACACCAAAGTGACGATGGCCGCGAAGAAGGAAGACATCCGCGCCGACCAGTTCGCCGGCGTCCTCGACCAGTTCGTCACCGAGGAGGAGATGATGGTCGAAGCGGATCTCAAGCAACTCGAGGCGACGAAGATCCAGCAGATCCTGGCCGGCCTGTCGGTGTACTCGACAGCAGCCGGCTACAAGCAGAATACCTTTGGGGGTCTCAACCTGCCGGCGAAGGTCGCATTTGCTGTCATCGCGCCGAAACGAAACGACGCGACCAAGGCCCACGTCTGCGTCCTCTATTCCGCGATCTTCGAGGCTTCCGTGGCCTTCCCGCTGGGTCGGAAATCGCCGAGCAAGTACCAACTCAAGGTGAAGGGCCTGGCCGATCCCACCCGCACCGCCGGGCGAAACATCGGCATTCTCTACGAGACGACGTAAGCCAGAAGGGGGACGGCATGAAGGCTCACGATTGGATCGCGAAGCAGAGCACCGCCGCGCTGGCGGCGGCCGTGGATCTCACCCTCCCGAGCGGCATCGTCATCAAGGCGCGCCGGCCCGACCCGTTGCAGCTCGCCACCTGGGGAGTCATGCCGGCGTCGCTCGTCGGCGGCATCGCTCCGGAGCGGATCACGGCGCAGGACGTTGAGCAGATCGCGCGGCTGCACCGCGACCTGCTGGTCTGGTGCTGCCTGGAACCGCGCATCTCTCTCACTCCTGCGGAGGGCGAGGTGCATCCGAAGGACATTCCGTGGGAGGATGCGCAGTTCATCGTGCATTGGGCGCTGCGGATCGAGGAGGCGCAGCAACTCGAGTCCTTTCGTGGCCAGCCCCCAGATGGACGCCCTGGTGTTAACGGCGGAGGCGTTCCACCTGCGCCCATCCAGTCTGTTGTCCATCGGGGACCCGGTGCTGGCGGCGAACTTTGACCTGGCCGCCGCGCGGCGGCTGCGGGAGATCCAACAGGAAGCGTTGAGCGAGTACGAAGAACATGGCTGAGACTTCCGAACTCCTCTTCAAGATCGGCGCGGACGCCAACGAAGCCGCGGGCGCGCTCAACCGCTTCCGCGAGCTGCTGTCCGGCAGTCTTGCGTCGTTGAAGGCTGATTTCTCCGTGTGGGCCGGCGCGGCTGCAGCCGGAGCCACGGCCGTCGTGGGCGCTCTCGTTGCGGCGGCCAATAAGGCGGCCGACTACGCCGACAACATCGACGCGCTAGCGGACAAAACTGGCCTCTCTGCGGAAGCGGCGTCCCGGCTGAGCTTCGCGTCGCGCCAGCTCGGCGTCGATCAAGACCTCCTGGGCAATTCCCTCATCTTCTTCGCTGCCGCTATTGATCGTGCGCGCAGCGGCTCGACGGAGCAGGTCGCCACGTTCGAGCGGCTCGGGATCAGCCAGCAAGACCTGGTGCACTCTGGCGGCGACATGGAGCGGATGCTGCTGCGCGTCTCCGATGCCTTTCGCTCATCGGGAGACGCGACGGCCAAGGCGCGCATCGCTCGCGAACTGTTCTCGCGCGGCGGGGCGGAACTGATTGACTTCCTGAATCGGGGCAGCGAGGGCATTCGCGAATTCACCCGCCGCGCCGAGGAACTCGGCCTGGTCCTCACCGACCACGACATCGTCGCCGCCAAGCAGTTCACGATGGAATTGCAGCACCTGAACGCCCAATGGGACGCCATGGTGCTCCAGGTGGGCCAAAAGGTGTTGCCCAAGCTGAGCAGCTTCATCGTCCTGATGGAAGCCGCTGCCATTGCCGCCAAGAACTTCATCACCGGCCAGACCAGTGTGTGGACGGTCGGCGCGGACATCGGCGCGCAGTTCGCCTTGCTGTGGGCCGACCTGGAGAAGCGCATCAAGGCCGCCGAGTCCGCGGCGGAAGGCGCGGGCAGGACCTTCGCTGCGGCTGCTGAAAAGGCGACACCCTTTGTATTCGTCCCTGCTGTTCCGGAACGCCCCGCACCGTCGCTCCTGACGCCCGCAGAGCGATTCGAGAGGCTGATCCGCGATGAAGAGTTTGCGCGGATGGAGGAGTACCTCGACGACCTGGCTGAGTTCGAGCAGGAGATGCAGAAGTCGGCGGCGAAAGCGATGGAAGGATTTCGCCGCCCGCTAACGGAGATCCTCAGCCCGGCGCTCAGCCAATCGCTGCGGGAAATGATGGAGTGGGAAGCGGCTGCGGTCAGCGCCCCCAGCGCGGCCGCCGACGCTTGGCTCAAGTCCACGAACCTGATGCGCGGCGGCTTACTGGCGCTGAACCAGGCTCTGGGCCAGGCGATCGCCATGGCCATCGTATACCGCGGCTCCATCACCGACGCGATGCGCCAAGCCACCGCTGCGGTACTTGCATCGCTGGCTGCCGAAGCGTTTGTCCGCGCGATCTACGCCACAGCTCTGGGGTTCTGGCACTTGGCGCACTTCAATTTCAAGGCCGCAGGGGAGGCGTTTACCTCGGCCGCGATATTCGGCGCTGTCGGCGGGGCAGCCGCTGTGGCGGGCCGCGCAATTGCGCCGCCGCGCACAGGCGGCGGCGTCAGTGCGACGCCGGTTGGACTGGTCGGGGGGCTGCCTGCTGACGGCGGCGGATCGGCGAGCGACAGGCCGCGCGGCGGGGTAACGGTGATCATCCAGGGGCATGTTATCGGCCGGGCCGGCATCGAGGAGATGACAGACATCATCAACGAGGCGGTGCGCGACCGCGACGTCCGCCTGATCGCGACCAGCGTGCGCCGCAGCGGCCAGGAGACGCGGTGATGGGCCTGCCGAAGATCGTCTACACGCCGGCTGGTTCTTCTGCCGTCGTCCTCCAGTTCGTGAACGGACCCCAGAACTTCACTTGCTACACCGAAGGCCGCCTCCACGACAATCTGGCAACGGGCGGCCAGGCCCGTGAGCGCGTGGTCGAGAACCTGGACCTGATGATCGAGTTCACCATGCCGGCGATGGACCTGGCGGCGGTGAACGCGTGGGACTTGTTCATGCAGTTTGCGCTGGCCGGAGGGCAGTTCGACTTCTACCCCAACAGCGACATCAACGAGCAGTACCACTGCGTCGCTGAGGGCAAGAAGTTCCAGCCGAAGCGCGTCGGCTTGCAGCGCTACAGCGAATCGTTCCGGTTCCGCGTCTTGCCCGACGCGCTCGCGCCCGCCGGGCCCAGCCAGGTGCTGGCGCGTTTCCACGGAGTAGCGGCGTGATCGGCACTAATACCAGCTTCGATGCCAAGAACACCGCGACCGGCAAGAGGCCGATTTATGTCTTCTCCATCGGCGGCCAGGCTCGGGTGTACTCGACGCATGATCTCACCCGCGAGGGAATCAGTGGCATTGTCCCCGAGTTCCGCGCCTGGCTGAAGACGCCACGGGGAGCGAGCCAGTCCATCGACGTTCTGAACGGGACGAGCTCCATTGGTGAGCTGGAGTGCGAAGTGGTGGATCAGGCGGGCGAGGTCCGGCAACTGGTCGGCTCCACGACGCTCGAAGGCGCAAGCGCGACCCTGCTGTTGGGCTATCCCGGGATGGACTATGCGCAGTTCATCCCGCTCCACAGCTACACGCTTTTTCGCATTCTGCCATCGCGCAACTACACGTCGTGGCTGTTCCGCGCGCGCGACCGGCAAATGTCAGCCAAGCGCACCGTATGGCAGAACCCGCTGAATGGCTTGCCGCTCGAGGAATCGAATCCCTGGATTCTCCAGGGCACGCCGGCGGAGATCGTCCAAGCCATTTACCTCTTCGCGCTAGGACGGCCCGTCGAGGAAATCGACCGGACCGGAATGAGCCAGCTCGACGCCGGCAGTGAAGGGCTGTTCAAAGTGGTCCGCCCGTTCCTGTTCATGCTGAATGAGCCAACCGAGGCGAAACAGTTCCTGGAGCAGGAGATCTACAAGGTCTGCGGCCTCTATCCGGTGATCGACAACAATGGCAAGATCTCGCTGAAACCGTTCCGCGCGCCGGCCAGCGGTCCGCAGGCCGTCTATACCTTCGACGACAGCAACATGGTCGTGTTCCCCGAGATCGACCGCATGGAGATTGTGAACGAGATCGTCTTCAAGTTCGACGCGAAGGGCAGTGACTTCGCGAACACGCTGATGTTCGTGGACCAGACGAGCATCTCGCTCTACGGGCGGGCCCGGCAGCACAGCATCGAGTCGAAGGGTCTGCGGACAGAGCTTGGGGCGCTATGGTTCTGCGAGGAGATCGCCTCGCGCTTGTTCCGGCGCTTTGCGGGTACGCCGGCGGCGCTCCGGGGCGGAGCGCCCATCGCGCGGATCGAAGCGTTCCTGATGACGTTGCCGGTCTGGGTTGGCGACTTCGTGAACGTCACCCACCCCAAGATGCCCAACCTGTTAACTGGCGCGCTCGGCGTTACCCACCGCCTATACGAAGTTATCGACCGCGAGCCGGATTTCGCGCGCGGTCGCATGCGGTTCCGTTTGTTGGACACCGGCCTGACCGGGCAGCAAGCGGCCTACCAGTTCGCGCCGAGTGGGCGCGACGCGATCATCGAAGTGTCAACTATCTACTGAAGGGAGAATCCTATGGCCAAAGTGAAAGAGTTTCCCAAGCAGCCGCCGGAAGCGGAAGTGGAGCAGGCGCCCGTGGAGGAACGCGACGTGCCCACCTTCTCGCTACGCGCCGATGAACCCGCACATCTCCGGATGCTCATTGAGTTGTACCACGCGGGACGTCCGGAGCTGGAAACCGTTGTACGGGAGTTCGAACTCTACCAGCGCGGGTAGCCGATGCCGCTTTCGCTTCAGACACAACCAGGCTTCACGGAAGTGCCAGACTCCGCGTTCGATGCGGGCAACCCGGTCACCTCCGCAAACCTCAAGGCGCTGAATGCCGGCGCGAAGTTCGCGGCGGTGCGCAACGAACAGTTCGTCGCCGAGTACAAGCACGGCGAGACCGTGACCCTGCCCGTGTCGCCCGTGGATGGCTACCAGTACACGCGCGAGGAGTTGCGCTACTCCTGGTCTGTGAAGTACACCGCGTCGGCGTCGCGGGATGCGAGCGGCAAGTTGCAAGGTGGTCCGACTGGGGGGCCGGGGCATCTGCTGTTCATGAGCTTTGACGTGAACCAGCAGACCGGGCTGGTCTCCTGCGTGGTCGCGTACCACAAGGATGGTGGAGCGCAAACAAACACCAACGACGGCATCTTGACCGTAATCACCCACGCGCAGAGGAACCGCTGATGGCCGTCGTCACTGCGCCGCCGAACTTCGAACGGGCTGGAATCGTGGCGGGATTTGTGTTGGCGGTCGGCTCGGCGCTCACGCCGACGATCACCAAGGGCGCGCTGTTTGCTCAAGGGGCGCTGTATCGGCCCGCTGCTGCTCCCGTGTTACCGCCCGCCCCGGCCTCACGGCAAAGCTGGCTGCACTACAACTCCGTCGGAGGGTTCTACTGGTCGCAGCAACCTGCGCCGAACGTGGCCGACGACGTCGGCCCGATTGGTTGGGTGGTGACGGATGCGACGAACGTGGTCGCGGTTTCGCGCCAGGAGTTCCGTGTTCCTGATCCCGAGTCCAACGTGACGGTGGTGGAGATCGGTAGCGTGCTGGACCAAGGGCCGGGCACGGGGATTCAGACGTACGGCGACACCGGCCTCGCAGCCCTCAGCCAAGTGCCACTCTCGGAGTTCCAGCCAGGCTTGCAGCAGAAGCGGCCGGGCGGAGTCTTCATCTATCCGCCGGCGCTGGCCAGCCAGCCGGGCAACCGCGCCAGCATCAGCGCGGCTTACATCCGCGTGTCCTATGTGGACGAGATCGAGGGCCAATCTAGCGCTTTGGCCAGCGCCGTGGACAATCAGCAGACGGAGATGGTCTTCGCCAACCCGGACCTGTTTCAGGTTGGCGACCTGGTGTTCCTCGATGACGGTAGCTACACGGGCGGTTATGGTCCCGAAGTAGTGACGCTGGTCTCGCGTAACGGCGCTCTGTGGACAGTGACGCGTGGCTCCGGTGCGGACGCGCATGCGGCTGGATGCACAGCGTACCGCCTGAAGTCGAAGGTGTTGAACCGTACCTTCACGCCGCCGTTCTGGTCCTCTGCCGACTCGGCTTTCTGGTTCGACTGGGAGGATTGGCCATTTGTGCGCATCGTCCTGGCGGAGTCCTGGGTGACCAACGCATTCGGTGACAGCGTCCATGGCTTACAGCAGTTCGATGGTTACTTCGGTCAGGACGGCGTGATTGTTGGTGGAGTGTTCCAGCCGTTTGCGGGATTCCGGTTCGGGTTGCGCACCTACTTGGGCAGTGAACTGCTGATCCAGGTGGACGGCACCCTGGGGATCGAGGCATCACCTGCGCCTCCGCTCGTGGTTCCGGCCGCCGCCAGTTGCCGCGATATCTCGGCGCGCGTCAACGTGGCGCCCACCGGCGCGGACCTCGTCGTGACCGTCCTCCGCAACGGCCAGGCCTACGCGACGGTGACCATCCCGGCCGGCGCGACGGTCTCCAACTTCGTGAGTGGGGCTTCACTCTCGCCGCTGCTGGGCGGCGACATCCTCAACGTGGACGTCACCGCCGTGGGCACTACTTATCCCGGCGCTGACCTCAGCGTGGTGGTGAGGCTCTGATGAAGGCCCTGACCATGACTCAGCCGTGGGCTTCGCTTGTCGCCCTGGGCGCGAAGTCGATTGAAACACGGTCGTGGTGCACGCGCTATCGGGGACCGCTGGCCATTCATGCCGCGCGGGCATTCCCAGTCTGGTGCCAGGATCTCGCCGCCGCACCGACGTTCCACTACTGGCACAAGGGTTGGTTGCCGCTAGGCCTTGTTATCTGCACTGTGGACCTGGTGGACTGCGTGTCGACCGAGGATATCGTCGCCAGCATCGACCAGCGCGAGCTCGAATTCGGCAACTATGGTCCCGGCCGTTTCGCGTGGGTCTTTCGCAACCCTCGGTTGATAGATCCGCCAATCCAGGCGCGCGGCTATCTCTGGCTGTGGGAGTGGGCGCGGCCGCAGGAGGCTGCCTGATGGCCGTCGAGCAGCTTCGTAAGTTCGATCCGCGCCGCACGGTCCATCTGGGTGTGTCTCCTTTGAGCGCCACGCTCACAGCGGCGATCCACTCGACGAGCGAGAACGCCTTCAGCGTCAGCGGCGTTTTCCGCGACCGTGTCGACAAAGCCGAAGTGATCCTCTACGACGCGGACGACTACTTCGGACACCCACGCTGGAAATGGCTTCCGCACTTCGATTTCGCGGGCATGGTGCTGGAGTTCGATCTGCTCTACGACGACCTCCAGCCAATTGAGTCTCCGAAATTTCCTTGGATTGACTGGCCCTACCTGAACGTGCTGAAGGCGGATGGCACAGCATTCAAGATCCGTTTGTGGGACTACGCGACCCTGGTGAACTTTGGATCGTGGCCGGCAGCAGCTGGCACGCTGACGTTCACCGAAGGCGCGGAGGGCGTCGCGCAGTTCGACCGCGTCACGCTTTTCTATCTGGGCATCGGGTGGGACTACATCGTGCCCAAAGTGAAGCACTCCTACCAGTTCTTCGCCGGCACACCGGGGACGGTTCACCGCATCACGGTCGCAGGCGTCAACTACGAGTACACGGAGCAGTCCGGCGATACGAGTGCGGCTGTCGCTGTGGCACTGGTCGGCGCGATTAACGCCGGCGCAGGCGATCCCTACGTGGTCGCGGCGCAGGGCGTGCCTACGCACCAGGTGGATCTTGACCGCCGCAAAGACGACGGCGGGAGCTTCGTGATCTCGTCAACGGCCGAGGGTGGGACACAGACACTCTACGGCGTGACACTCTCGACGGTAGTGAAGTGGTTCGCGACTGCGATCAACGACGCCAACTGGAACGGAATCGGCGCACCGGTCGCCTTGCGTGCCGACCGGAATGGCAACAACCTGAACCTGAAAGCGGCACGCTACGGAAAGGTGGACACGCTCGACAACTTGGTGACATGGATTTCAGGGGAGAGGTTCAGCGGGCTGACGGGCGGCGATGCGATTCGCATCGCCGGCGTGGATTACACGGTCACGCAAGTGAACAGCCCCACCGAGTTGCTGATCGCGCCCGCAGCTCCTGGACAAGGCAGCGTCAACTACCTGGCGCCGCGCGGCGGGTACGACGGCAACATGGTGACCGTGTTCGAGCGGCATAAGAACGACAACCTGAAATGCTCCCAGGCGTCGGTGAAGCTCGCCGGCGGGAATTCCGAGGTCACTTGGCGCATTCGGCTCGACTTCTCAGCGCTGGACATCACGCAGATCAGGCGCATGTGGCTGACCTTGGCTCCACGCTTGGTCGATAGCGGAGCTTACTCGAACACCGAATGGACAGCCAGGTTCTCGAACATCACAGTTACTGATCCCAATGGCTTCCGCACTCTGAAGATCGCGGACCCAAAGAAATCCGTGCGTGTGGGATCACGCAGCCGGTGGGCGGTGTACAGCGGCGTGTGGACGGAGGAAGCCTCGAACGGCTTCTATCGCGGCTACGGCCGTTCGACATCGCAAATCGGGGCAAAGGTCACCATCACGATCTGGTGCCAGTATGCGCATGATCTATGGCTCGGCACGATCCTTGGCGCGGGGCATGGAGTGTACGCTATTTCCGTTGATGGCGACGCACCCACTACGCTCGACGCCGCGAACGGCGATGGCTGGGCGCGCCGGAAGATCCGCAGCGGCCTGGCGGCGGGCAAGCACAACGTGGAGGTGACGCTGGCCAGTGCCGGCATCATGCACTTCGACTTTCTGGACGCAGTGGTCGAGGCCGACGTACCTGATCCTGAAGTCATCTACTCTGACGTGGCCGTGGCCACAGACTACGACACCGATCACTCGTATCGACTCCCACCCGAGCGGTTGGTGTGGCAGATTCATCGCTCCGGCCTGCGTGGACGCATCAACCACTTCGTTGGCATCCTGTTCTACGCGCAGAGGGTGCGGATCAACGGAATCTTCCCGCAATCCGTGGTGACGTTTGGTGGGACCTGGGCGGACGGCGACACAGTGACGCTTACCTTTGGCGCTACGTCGATCACCAAGACCGTCGTTGCCGCCGACACGCTCAACAGCATCGCGGAGCAGTTGGCGGGCGCGATCAACGCCGTCTTCACGGCGTGTTGGGCAAGCGTGGCCGGCGCTGTACTCACGATCACCGTCCGGTCGCCCGTGGACATTGTGGACCTGAGCACGGCCAAGACGAGCGCGGCCGGAACGGTCTCCGTGAGTGGGGACATGAGCGCGAGCGCAACGCGCTCGCTCGGCACCTACGTGATCGATGCAGCCGCCGATCCCGTATTCGACTTGGCCGCGCGGTCGTGGCATGCGGACTTCTTCTCAGCGGCGCGCGCCTATGGGATCGAGGTCGTGTCCACTTTCTCCTTCGACATGACGAACCCGCCTGAGGACCCAGGCGGTGGCCAGGTGTGGGCGTCTCGCTACGCGAATAACGATCAAGCCACTTTTCAGGTGGTTCCAGGCTTCAACGGCACGCACTGCACGTTCTCATCCACGATCCTCGCGTATCACAAGCGCGTCTACCGATACTTGGCGGATCTGATGAACGCGGCGGGACTGGGCATCTGGCTTCAGTTCGGTGAGTTCCTCTGGTGGTACGCGCAAGGGGACGTGAATCAAAAGACGGCGTTCTATGACTCTGACACGACAGCTGCGGCGCAAGCGGCGCTCGGCCGGGCTCTCCAGGTCTTCGCAACCCTCAACGATTCACCGGCTGTGAACGGATACGCTGATGCCGACTTTCTGCGCGCTCGCCTCCAGGCTCATGTGGACGCGATCCGCGCGCACGTCCTGGCGTCGCACCCAAGCGCCAAGTTCGAATTGCTCTGGGCACGCGACGTAAATCGCGACGACCAGCAGCTTTCTCTGTACGTGAACTTGCCGCCGGCCTTCTGGCAGAAAGCTGGAAGCGGCCTCGACACGTTCAAGATGGAGGCGCTGTCGTTCGGTGCGTTCGAGCACAACCTGGCCAAAGCCATCGAGGCGATGCGCTTCCCGATGACGCCGCCGCGCGCTTGGTCGTCCGCCGACCTCTGGTACAACCTGCCTGTGTTATCGGCGAGCGCAGTCTACGAGCGCGAGTTGATTGCCGCGCGCGGGCTAGGTCTGAAAGTTTCGCTTTGGGCGTGGGATCACTTCACACTCAAAGGATTGGCTCTACCTTTGCCGGAAGCGGGGCGGAGAGGAAGGCTTGTGGCGTAATGCCTGGACCTGCACTGCGCGTGATTGACGATGTCGTACAGGGCGCAGATGGCGCTGCCGTCCCCAAGGGATCTCTGGAGATCACCTGGAACGCCGGGGCCTCACCTGACGGCTTCACAATCGCTGCTGGCCGGCTGACGGTACCGGTGGTCGCAGGCCGCATCCGAGTGAGCTTGGTCCCAGGCACGTACACGGTAGTTTATTCGCCTGGCGCTTGGCGCGAGTCCTGGGTGGTTCCGTCCACTCCAGGCCCGTTCACCATCGCCCAGGTCAGGCAGTAGGCATCAGCGCCCGCCCTGGGCCATGTTAGGCTTGCCGGGTGGACGCCTTTCGTGTCCCTGGCAGGTCACTGCCACGCAGTGTTGCACTCCTGCCACGCAGCGTTGCCGATCACTGCCACGGATCGTTGCCGAAGCTACACAGAGGCACAGAGACACAGAGTCCGAAGGAAGCTTGCTCTGTGCCTCTGTGTCTCTGTGGTTTTGCAGTTCCGTGTGTTAGGGTGGGACAAGGGGCGACCCCGGCCGAGGCGGTGGAGCAAGCGAAGCAGAAGTGTTCAGCTTCAACAGCCAAACCACAGAGGCACAGAGACACAGAGTCCGGAGGAAGCTTTCTCTGTGTCTCTGTGTCTCTGTGGTTTAGCAGTTCCGTGTGTTAGAGTCAAACCCGCATGCGGCTCTCCGACCTCGATACACCCGCGGCGCTCATCGACCTCGACATCGTCGAACGCAACCTGGCGCGGATGGCGGCCTACTGCCGCGACCACCAACTGAACCTGCGGCCCCACACCAAGACGCACAAGACCCCGGAACTGGCGCACTGGCAGATGCGCTCCGGCGCCATCGGCATCACGGTGGCCAAAGTCGGAGAGGCGGAGGTGATGGCCGCGGCGGGCTTGCCGGACATTCTGGTGGCTTATCCGGTGGTCGGCGCGCAGAAGTGCGAGCGCCTGGCGGCGGTCGCGCGCCGGGCGCGCGTCTCGGTGGCAGTCGATTCCATCGAAGCAGCCGAGGGACTGTCGGCGGCCGCGGCGCGGCGCCAAGCGCAGTTCGGAGCGCTCCTGGAAATCAACACCGGGTTCGGCCGCTGCGGGGTAAGCGCCGGACCCGAAGCCGTGGCCATGGCGCGCCACATCTGCGCGTTGCCCGGCCTGCGCTTTCGCGGCGTAATGGTCTATCCGGGGCACTTCCTGGCCAACAGCGAGAAACATCACGAACTGCTGGCCCAGGAACGCACCCGGCTGCTGGAGATTCTGGACCTGTTCGCCAAAGCCGACTTCCCGCTGGAAGTCATCAGCGGGGGTTCGACGCCCTCGGCGCAGCTCACTCATCAGCTTCCGGGTGTCAACGAGATTCGTCCCGGCACCTACATCTTCAATGACATGAACACCATCGGCACCGGCGCCTGCGGCATCGAGGACTGCGCGGCCTCGGTGCTGGTGACCGTGGTGAGCAACGCCGTCCCGGGACGGATGATGGTCGACGGTGGGTCGAAGACCTTCTCTTCCGACCGCTTGCGCACCGGAAACGGCGCCGGCTTTGGGCGGATCATGGAAGATCCCGCGGCGGTAATCATGGGATTCTCGGAAGAGCACGGCCATGTTGACCTGAGCGCGTCGCAAGCGCGGCATCGCGTCGGGGACCGTTTGCGGGTGATCCCCAACCACGTTTGCGCGATGGTGAATCTGCACGACGAAA